TTAATATTCTCTATTCACCTTGGATTCATTTATGTATGGATCTGGGATGTTCCAGTACGCTCTACATTCAGGTCCATTTACAAGCCACGTTTTACCTATCTTCTGTGTATTAAGTAAACGTTCCTGCTGGCATGCTTGCTTAATAGCACTTTCTGTTACAGTTCCATCGAGAATTTCTACTGCTTCTTTTATCTCTAACATTTCTGAGTTATAAAAGAATTTCTGCTTAATTAACTCCTGATCCAATTTATTTTCTTCATCTGAGAACTTTCTCTGTGGCTCAAGACCGAATCTCAAATCTTTAATGTCACTGTTATATATTTCCACCTTTAATTCTAAAGCGCTTTTAACCAAGTATTCATTTGCACCGCATATCTTAGATATATTAGTACACAAAACATCTGCAGCATCTTTATACTTAATTGTCATTTTATTGCCCGTAATAAGTCTGTCTATATCTCTCCATGTTTTACACTTTATTATGTTATGTCTTTCGCTGTACCTTGCACATAATATGTTTAACTTTGCCATCTTTTTTACAATTTCCATATTTGTCATAATCTCATTCTCCTTTATAATACATCATTTTTATTATTCCGTATTTTTTCTCTTACAACATATATACCCTTTTTCTTATAGTCGTTATCGCCTATCCGCATTTATATAATAGTCGTTATCGCCTACTGTGTCAATAGTTTTTATAAATATTTTTGGACAATAAAAAAAGGGACATATCGCTTTTGCAATATGCCCCTTTTCAGCCTTGATTATAAAATTAATTAGGGAGTTTAAGTTCCATGCCAGCATATAGCGGTGTACTAATGTCCATATCGTTAAACTCTGCTAATTCAAGATATCTCGTACCGTCTCCCAATGCTCTTTCTGCAACCTGCCAGAAACCTTCCCCAGTTTCCACTGTAGTATATGTTACATCTTCTGTCTCATCTTCCTGTTCTTCTGGTGGTGTTTCATTAGGTTCATCATCATAATGGCCTGTAATACAATTATCATCTACAAATCCTGTTCCATCACCGATAAGGTAAGGGTGTCTAGTTCCTTTATATACATGTGTTATAACTCCATCTGTATAATACGGTGTTGCTCCATCTGTCCAGTCGCCGGCTGTATAATAGATTCTATTGTAACAAACGTGATTTCCTTCGTGGTACATTGTACCCACATCTTCTATATCTCTTTCTGGGATAGGTTCTTCTGGCTCATATTCCGGTGTATTAGCCTTTGCATAAGTATTAAATGTCTCTTCATTCATATAGATGTCTGTGTCTGTCCTTGCAGACGAACCATCTATGCAACCGTCCGCACTATCCTGCCAGATTTCAGCCCAATCTACCGGACAATTATCAGGTCCCCAGATAGCAAGCCACTTCTTATCTGTAAGTGCTTCCCTATCTAAGATATTAGAGAACCAGTCAAGGTTAGCATATGTGCCTACAACCTCAAAGCCAGCCGCTTTTAAATCATCCATAACAATCTGGCAATATCTAGTGTATGCTTCTCCATTAGTGCGAGGATCTTTGTTGTTTCTTACTTTGTATCCATCTGCATCTTCCATATCCAGATAAATACCTAATGCTGGATTATAGCCAGCAATCATTCTTAAGATATGTGCAGCTTCACTATGTGCCTCATCTTCGTTGAGCGCATAACTATAAAGATACACAGCATATGGTTTACCAATTCTTTCAAGCTCCTGCATATTTCTTACAGCCTGCTTATCGTCCTGTGATTCATAATTAGAGCCATATCCTACCCTAATAATTGCAAAATCAATTTGCTCCTTGATAATGTCCCAGTTAAGTGTTCCGTTGTTATCGCTGATGTCAACTCCTCTAATACTCATATTATTTATCCTCCTGATTATCAATTGTTGTTTTCTGTTCTACCTGACTCTTTAAATTCTTAACAATAGGCTGCAAGAATGGTGGAAGTGTTACTCCAATATCATTTATGTTTTCTAAGATACTTATAATTTCATTGCAGATTAGCCATATTGCTACAACGCAAGCCACTAAAAATGTAAATGGCAATGTTATTCCAATAACACCTGCAGAATAAGAAAGGAGCCGGTCTACTATCACACCAACTCCCACCAAAAGCCACATACATATTTTCTTTGCAATCCCTCTTATTCCTTTATAACTATCTATCTGCTGCTTTCTAAATTTAGAAGCCGCAATACCTGTGAAATAATCTATTAGATTACATGTTACCAATAATAATACTGGAATTGCCAAAATTCCCAGGGCACTTAATATAATGCTCCACACCGCTGTTACAATTACTTTTAATTTTTCCATAAGTCAATATCCTTTCTGTTGCACTGGTGCAACTTCAATTTTTCTCTTGTTATATGTTCACAAAACAGTAATAATATTAAATATGATGGTGCAATTACTAAGGCAGTATCTGAAACTTAACTAAATATAAGCGTACCTGTAATATAATCGCCTTTCTTAAATTCAGTAGTTGCCCACGCTCCTTTATTACCGTCTTTTGTATAATATCGAGCAAAAGCATAATTCTGATTTGCAGAATTATATAATAATGTCGTTCCATATCCGACCAATTTATATCGAACTATACCTGTGGAATCGTATGGAGTATAATTACTTTCCAATATTTTATTAAAGCTAGTAATACCCATATTCTTAAGGACTGTTGTCACATCATAATATCCGGTAAAATTATTCTGTGCAGAATCTGGTGTTTCAATTTTTGAAGCAAAGTATAAAATCCCTGTTTTGGTAGATTTATTATAATAGCAATAATTATAGCCATAACCTTCAAGAGTACCATTTATACTTGCAACATTTTTGCAAAAAGAGTTTTTAACGTCAATATTGCTGTTTAGTGCACTTACCTCGCTTCTGAGATTCGCAATCATGTCATTGTTATCTTTAATTCCCTTATCCATTATGTTAAGGTTTGTTGGGTTCCACGGTGTTTGCCCCGTCCAACCTACTCTTTTGTAAGAAATAAATCCTGTTAAACTCATAATTACATCTCCTTAAGTGCTGCCATCACCTCTGCTTCAAAATTAGCAAAATCTGTATCGCATTCTTCTTGATTCTCAATATATGCTCTTCTGTCTGCAATTCTCTTATTAATAGTTATCTCACCTGCGGAAGGTATGCTGGCTGAAAATGTAACTACAGCCTTTTCCTCTATAGAACTATTTCCATTCATTGATGTATTCTTTGTTGTATTTAACATATTGTTTTCCTTTCTACCGCTGTGCGGATTTATATTAATTATTTGCTATGTCTTTGACATAGTCTTCTAATTTCCACCATTCACCATGGTGCCTTATATAGTAATAACCCTCTATATAACAGTTATTTCCACTTATATCTACCGTACCAGCTGTCTCACTATGTCGTATCCAATCCATTAAGTTATAATATGCATCACCGCTTCTGATATAATAATAATCATCAACATATATTCCATCACGGCGAATGCTTACAGCATTTCTTGTTCCGTCTTCGTTTGACAGATTTATAAAATGTCCTTGTATTTTCAGATAGGCGCCAGTGCTACTTTTCATAAGGTATTCACCACCAATAAGAGTAGTGGTCATTGTAATACCTTCTTCAGTTACATTTACATTTTTAAATGTGCCTTCTAAATCAGCATTAACAGCTTTTAGCTTCTTACAGTCTATCGAACCATCTGCTGAAATAGTAGTATTAGTAGATGTAAGCGTGAACAGATTACCATTGATATTAACAGACTTATTACCACTAATATTAATTGTTCCACTTGCATTAAGTGTTATATCATCTGCAATAGCTTCAATTGCAGATTTAAGTTCCCCTGTCGTTGGGTCTTTCTTAATGTATGCTTCAAGGCTTGCTGTTGTAGCATAATTGTTAAACTTAACATCAATATCTTCTGGTGCTGGAGAATAATCTGTAGCTTTTGTACCCTTTTCTATTTTTAGCTTGTTTGTATCTACATGTGCAAAGCTAAAACGCATATATGCAGCATTAGAAGGAACTGGCAGAGAACCTCTTACTCCAGTAGATTTATCTGCTACTCCGCTGATAAACTTTTTATTGCTGTCATAAAAACAAGTAGCCGGTGCATTACCCAGATTGGTCCATCCACTCGCTACATAGTTTTTCCACTTAGACACATCTATGTAGTCCGTCAAATCCCAATAGTTACTGCCATCTGTTATTATGCCAGTGGCTGTTATATACTTATTAGGAGTTACAGTGCTTTTTATGAATCTATTGACTCCACCAATTTGTAGATTATTAATATCATTTTTAGTTGCATAGGTGCCAGATACTTCTAGCTTAATACTATTACTTTCCTTAGTTATTGCTTGTGTTATAGCGTTATTCATCTGCGTTGTTGTACTATAATTGCCCTTTAAATCCTGCTGAGTTAATGACAAACTGCTACTTATGCTATCAAGATTGATTCTTAATGCAGAATTTTGCTTCAGCATATAAGCTGTTTCCGAATTAGGAATATCTTTCCAACCATGGCTTCCATCCTCATTGCGGATGAACCGCCATGCTCTGCCTTCGTTCTCCCAGTAAGCAACCTTTCCAATATACTTATCCCACTCAGTATCGTTGTACTGCCATGTTTCTTCGCGTGGAAACTGTGTATCAGCCGGATACACAGGAACACCCCAATCCCAAGCCGGATAATTATCCTTTGTTGGCACATAAGATATCAGGTATATTTCATCGTCATACTTGGCCATATTAGATAAACTTACACTATATTCCTGCAGCGTCTGGTTTACATTGGAAAACTTCTCCTTAACACTAGTTCCGTCTATGTTCTCAGTCCACCATAACTTTTGTGTTATAAAATCATCAGACTGCTTTAATAAGCTTCCCCATTCGGAATAATCCTTTCCAGAACCGGTTCTTATATCTTGCAGAAGAACATTAAGTGTCTGTGCTGCATCATCCAGATATATCTTGTTGCTCTTAAGCGTATGTGTACCATCATCATTAATAACACTAAAAAGGCTTGCTATATCCAGTTTTCCAGCAGATATATTTGCATTTTCTTTTACCATGTCGTTGCGGATTATCTCACGTTGAACTCCCTGTTCTGTAAGACCTAGCGCGTCAAACATCAGGTTGCCCTTTACATCCCACACATACATGTTATAGTCTCCAGATGTATCTTTACCTATCTGAACGCGAACACGCTTAGAATCACTTATCTGTATCGTATTATCAGACCATCTACTCAAACCGTCTTTGCTATGTACTGCAACATCTGTGGTATCAATGTCCAGGGCCTTTATTTTCTTTGCATCTAAAGAATCTATCATAGAGTCCTTTATTTGTGCTGTACCTATCATGCTCACAACACTATTTGCAAAATCTGTAGTAATGCTTTCGCCAGTGGAAGAGCCAAACATTAATGTTTTAATACCAGCAACATCACCATCTAATATGCCTACTTTCTCATATTTAACATTAAGCTGCTCTATGTCAGATTTTATTACCTTTTCTTCTTCTATTGTTGCAAACTTTATGTCTGCCTCATTAGATTTAAGGTAATTATTCTTAATATTCTGCAGCTCATTGTTTACAGACACAATAGTCTCTGCAGTTACCGTATTAGCCTTAACCCATTCTGCATCTACCTTTTTAGAAACCAGTTCCTTAGTAAGCATCATTTCCGCATATGTTCGTTCTGCAAGCTTAGTAGATGGTCCTTTATAATCTGTCTCTGTTTCAGTTTCTGTTTTGCCATAAGCTGTAATAGTCATAGCAAGACCGCCATCATATTCCTGAGTTATATTCATAATCGGAACCTTATAAGTCTCACCTAATTCTTCAACAGTTACAATATCCCATGGATCCAGTCGAATATCTCCTAGCGTCTTTAAGCTTGCGCCTCTATACGCAAATTCTCTTACTTTCTTATACACAGAGTTAAGCTTTTCTTCTGTCATAAGCGGATTATCAAATATTATTCCCAAAGTTCCACTTCCTGCTGTAAAAGAAGTATTACTGTCAACATTACATGTGAGATAATCTAAATGGTAATCACTCTCATTCTTTTCAAATGTCATTATCCGGGATTCATTTATCGTATAGTCATTATCCTCATACCACTTAATAACAATTGTTCCAGTTCTGTCTACGCAAGCAAAACCTCCAGCTAAAGAAGCGATATATCCGATAACCTCACGATAGGTATATCCTACCGGTGCAGTATCAATAGTTATTCCATTCAAGCCAGATACATTACAGGGAACGTCACATCCAGTACTTATCTCTTTTAAAACAGATTCTGCACTTGCGGGATATGTCAATTCAGATACATATACACCTGTGGTCTTCATCATTCTGTCGTAAGCCGTAAATGTTGTGGTTGCCTGGTCAAGCGTTGGATGTTCTGCAGTAAAAAAGCCAAGCGGAATATATTCATACTTCCCACTTGGCAGTTTTAATCCTATTTCTATAGGAATCTCTGTGTTTTCAAACAACTCATTTATTCTTTTTACTGTCAATTCTATCTTAGCTGCAACAGCCGAACCTATCTGTATACCCTCATCAGATGTGGAAGCGGTCTCATAGCTCATCTTTTTAAAGCCAGCGTCAATCCACTTACCATTTATCTTTAATCGTAAGTTAAATGTTCGCGATGGTGATCTAATTGTTGTTGCAAATTGCTCTGATACATTATTATACATAAGCTTAATCCTCGATCATAAATTCAATGGCCGCAATATCCTCTAATGTAGTTCCATCATATCTGCTGTCAGAATCACATACAGATATGTCTTCCATCTTAATCATATGTACATCAACATCCGTTTCCACGTTGTACATCTCATCAATCTCTTTTACAACTTCCTGCTCTTTACCTTCTGGGAACTGGTAAGAATCTCCATCCATGACAGCATTCCCATTTTCATCTTTAAGCATATTGTTCTGTATTACTTCAGTTCTCTGTGTAACAAAAATATCTACTTCTCCTAACAATGTCTTAAGATTCTTTGCAATTGCATAATTTACTTTTACAGGCCAATGCTTTCTTAAGCCCTGTAAATTCTTAAGCATTGCTGCACTATTATCAATCTGTTTAATAGTCATTGTCTTTTTCATGTTTTGCTCCTTACTGCTGTATTATAGATACACTGGCACTTCTGTAATAATAGTTGCCGTCCCCTATATTACCCAGCACCTCTTTACTCAATGTACCTCTATAGCTTGTTATTGTTATATCCTGTCCATCGTCATGGAATGTTATTGGAAAGAATCCGGCGATGAGTTTGTTCTTAATAAGTGCCATCTCATCTTCCTTCAATATTCCCCAATTAATAGATAAGGTCTTCTTTTCAGTGACAACATCACCCAACATTGTTCCGTCAAGTGCTCGTCCTGTAGAAGAAGACCATATAATCTCATCATCCACCTTGATGGACACAGGAGCCGGAAGCTCCTGTCCGTCACATCTCAGTATCAATTCATCACATCCTTGTTAAGTTATAATCTCACATTTTCCTGTTTGCTTTGTATGCTCGTTAATCTTATCAACCACATATTTCTTAAGACTCTTTCCATCAAGCTGTATATCAAGGTCCAGTGTTTCAAGTATCTTAAGTATCTGCTTAAGAATACTTATAGCCTCTGCCAATAACTCCGCACTAGATGCCATAGCTGCTGCCTTCTGTGCCATATCAAGAAGCTTACCTTCTGGTGCTACAACTTCGCCCTGATGCCTGTTATCGCCAATCATGGCAAGCTGTGGGGTATTAGGCTTAACATATCCACCTTGTGCAAGGTATGGAATCTTGGAGAAGTCGGCTTCCGGTAAATGGAATCCAAAATCTTCGCCACCTATACCCGGTACCCAGTTTGGTACTTTAAAGCTTAATTTATTTACACCTTTTACAACAGCATTAATTCCTCTCTGCATCCCTGAAAGTAATCCATTAATTAAGCCAATCACCATATTAATAGGACCTTTTGCAATATCAGCAATTCCGCTAAATATGCCATCAAAAGCCGTAACTATACCATTCCAAGCACCTTCCCAATCGCCAGAAAAAACACTCTTAATGAACTGTATAACTCCTTTAAATACAGTAATTGTATCGTTCATTAAATCAGCTATGGTTCCAACGACAACTCCAACCTTATTTCCTATAGAATCAAATATAGCTATAAATATTGGTCCTAATAATTCAGATAAGAATCCCACTACAGGCGCAATAAAGTTGTTATATATTGTCGTAGCACATGTAACCACTTCGCCGACAAAGTCAAGGAAATTAGCAAGTAATGGCTGTAAATGTTCACTCCATACTCTATCAATTACATCTAAAGCATTCTCCCAGACTGGCTGAAGCATATTATTCCAAATGTCTAAGAATACATCTCCGGTAGTCTTAACAGCCGTTTTTATTCCAGTAAATATCGGCTCTCCCCATTCGTTCCATGCCCCTGCCATTGTATTAACCAAGCCAATCCATACATTTGATATAGATTCAATGGCTGGACTTACAACTTCGCTCCATAAAGAATTCCAAGATGCTTTAAATGTATCAAATATTGTTCCATTTAAAGATAACGTCTGGGATGCAAAATCCGTCAGCATTGGTAATCCAACAGAAACAAAATTTGCAAGTATAGGATATGCTGCTTTATTCCATACATCCGAAAAGACTGTATTAAAGCTATCAAATAATCCATTTAATATACTGCCATTAGTGTCGACCCATGTTACAAGATAATTTGTAAATGGACCGTTAAAATAATTTAACAACGGCGGTCCTAATGCTTTTATATCATTAAACGCATTTGTTAAATTTTTCTTGGCTGTATCTGTATTCTTTGTAAGTCCATCCCATATTTTTGACATAGATGGAGAAAATGTTGATACACTCCATTTACGTAGTTTATCTAATTCCTTCTTTGCCGTATTTGCAAAATCGCCAATTGCAGATGCTGCATTTGTGGTATCTGCCTGTGTGCTAGGTGCAACACTTATTCCACCTGAAGATGTGCCACCTCCACTAGAACTACTGCTGTCCGTCGGCTCTGAAAGTTTTTCTATCTGGTCAAATCCGGCCAGCGATTTCTCTATCTGCTTTGCTGTAGAAGATGCTGCATCTCCTATTCCACTTACATTATCCGCTGTGTCTGACGCTATATCTCCAAGTCCTGTTATAGCAGAAGCCGAAGAAGAGATATCCGCACCAGTAAGCATCTGTGTAAATGTTGCAAATCCATCTGCAACCTTCTGCAAGCCTGCAAGCACAGTATTTAAGCCTCGTAATATAGGTGTAAATAATGCTATAAAGCCCTTTCCAAGAGAAGCCTTTAACTGTTCGAATCTGAGTGATAATATTCTTGTCTGATTCGCCCAGGAATCCTGTGTCTTAACAAAGTCTCCTGTGGCATTGGATAGTGCGCTTGTAACATACTGATAACGGAGCATTACTTTTTCCTGCTCTGTCATCTTAGCCGTAGTCTTACCAAAACCATTATTAAGTGCATACTGGTCTAAATTCGTCTGAGTCATGACAACACCTAAGTCCTTAAGTGTCTCGGTCTCACCGGTCCAAATAGATTTCAGCTTTGTATATGCTTCATTTGTACCAAGATTGTAAAATGAAGCAACATCACCTGTTAATCCGGTAACATTTTCAGCCATATCAAGTGCAGTCTTTCCGGTAATACCCATAGCATCATTCATCTGACCAAATACACCCATGTACTTCTTGGCAGATAATTCAGATAGACCGAAGTTAGTCATGGCATTAGAAGCCCACTCATCAGCTGATCCGGACAAACCTTTAAATGCCGTATCCACAACATTCTGTACTTCTGTAATATTAGAACCAACTTCTAAGCAGTCTTTCGTAAACTTAGTAAAAGCTGCTATACTTAATCCAGCAGCTATTTTCTTTCCCATACCAGAAAAGATGGATGTTGCCTGCTTTGCTGCCTTATTGGAAGCTCCTGTGAGTTGATTAACTATCTGTGAACTGTCTATGCCAAGTTCCAGAGCTATCTGTCCTACTACATCCGACATACTCCCTCCTTTCCGGCATTTAAAAAGACCACTTTCTACTTAGAGAAAGCGGTCTTAGCCCAATTTTGGAAGTCACTCCAATACTTATTGTAATTTGCAGGATCTTCCATTAATTTTCTATTTCTTCTTAATATCCAGTCATTGCGGATTTTCTTCTGCTCCTTAGTAAACTCCTTTATAACCTTAGGATCTTTTTCTGCTCTGATTCCCACAATTCTTCCGAGTGGTGTTTCAGGCATTATTCCTGACAATAAAGAACAAAATTCCGACCATGACATATCGTCTTCGGTACGCAACCGTATACCGTACTGGGACAGGAAGCTGGCTTCTATCAGCTCCCAATCATCCCATATATCATAATATACCTCATTATGCTGAGGGTGTCTGCTCCTCGCCGTACGTTCCCATAGCAACCTGCATGATTGTATTATACATTTCCTTATATTCAGGAATAGGAAGATCTAATGCCTCAATCTTATCTGAAGCATCTTTTCCTACAAGCATTTCAAGGCCTTTAATCATAAATGCCATATCATCCTTGTTTTCCTTGTTTTCTGCTTCCTGTGCCATAGCCTGTATGTTGAGAATTGTACTCTTTCTGTTATTAACAGTAACAGTTATATCTTCTGTAATACGAATCATAGGTAACTGATTCGTAATCTTCATGGAGATATCTATTACCCTAAAATCTGTCTTTGCCATTTTTCATATCCTCTCTTTCTTTAAGCTGCTACATATGCTATATATGTCGGCTTACCATCAGACTGTGCTTCCCATTCAAGTGCATCAATGCTTGTAGAATCTCCACCAAGAGATTTTACATCGATTACTGCAGGTACAAGAAGCTGATCAAGATTAGGGAATATAATAGACACCCATGTATTGCAATCCTGACCTGTCTTCATAAATCGACTTGCTACATAATCATTTCCTTCATCTCCATAGTTACGCTTACCGCCGAAAGACATACCAAGTGACTTAGCTGTCATGAGCCTTCTTACCCAGCCAGCCTGATCCATTGGATTCCATTCCTCAATGGTTCCATCTACAGATATACTTAAGCTCTCTGCATCTTTTACGATCTTAGTTTCTACTGTTTCTGGCGTGTCCGAATCCTTTCTTCCAGTTATACATACTCCAAACTGAATTTTATGTACCGGATTAACCCCTGTTAATGGTGTAGCTTCCGCGTTATACCCAGCTATCTTTGTATTCTGTGACATACTTCTACCTACCTTTCATAACAAAATTTAAGTTCTATGACCATTTCAAATATTCCTTTATCGTCTGTATCAGCTTCAATCGGTGCTGATACTAACATTTCTGTAAACAGAATATTTGTGTCATTAATGTTTACATGTTTCATATCTCTGAGCTTGTCGTAAAGCTCCTGTGAGACTTTTTCAGTCTCCCTGACACTTTTATTCCAATGAATCAGTATACTTATGGATTTGACAGCGTAAGAGCTGTTCTGTATACCCCCAACAGCCATCTGAACATTATCTCCCCTGTTAAGATGGTATACACCTATGCTCTTATCTTTCTTATCATCAAGCTTTCCACAATATACATGGTCATCAGCCGCTATTCCAAGACCTGCTATAAGGTCTCTTACATCACCTATTCCTAACATCATAACCCCGCATTCTTTTTATAAAACTTTCCAAATGCTTTAGGTGCAAAATCCTGCTTTTTACCACCTTTCATATAGTCATCAAGCCATCTGCCTTTAGCATTTGCATTTCCTTCATGTTTGCCGCTTTCATCTGTCCACGGCGTCTGATGGAAGTTGTATTCCGGATGATAATATAATCTTCTTGCCTGCGGTGCTGATGTTGATATGATAACTTTACCATTTACAGCTTTTGAAATACCATTAGTTACTGTCTGTCCATTTTCGTAAGTGGCAGTTTCACTCTTTCCTGCGCTAATATGAGTACTTTCTCCCTGCAATTTACCTGTATCTCTTGGTATCACCTGACTTTGCACAACATCCGTGTGTATAGCTTCCGCTGTCATTTCTAATGAAGTCGCCGCTGCTGCCGTAAGCTTCCTTACCATAGGCATATTAAGCTTCACCGTTGATTTAACATTCCTGGCCATTACATCACATCCAATCTTGTATAATTTACTGTTCCATCAGGATTACGCGCCTTAGTGCCCTTATATATGTGCCTTGTCACACCGAACACCGTTATATCACCTTCGGTAATAACTGGAAGCTCTGGTGCGATATCTCCTGGTATCAAAGCACATCCTTCAAGCTGTATAAGCTGTTTCTCTGCTGTCAGCACTGTTTTACCACTATCCTGATAATTACATTTACCATCCCATATTACAGGTTCAAGAGGTTCTCCATAGACATTCCTGCCTTCCTGCGTTATCTCAAGGTGTATTTCTGTCTTACACATGCTCTTTAATATTAAACATGGGTACTTCATACTCACACCCCCAGACTCAAACAACACAAACCTGTCTGACAAAGTATCTGGTATGTATCGCGTTTTACAGCAATTCCATTCTGTACAAGAACATTCCAACTGCTGCCAAACTGCATAGATACTCCATTTAAAGAATAGTTCTGTAAGACACAATTAATCATGTCCTCATTCTCATATTCAAAGTCAGCCATCTCACAACACACATCTATCAGTATGCCTTGCTGGAACTCTGTCAGATTATTAAATCCTCTTGATGTTATACGATTAAAAGTAAGCGAGTCGATATGCCGGCTCGCCTGTTTTAATCTTCGTTCTATCTGCTCATCTGGGATAAGTCTATGTTCACTAAGGTACTGCTCTTTACTTGCATATATCATAGGCTCACGCTTCCAAGGCAGCTCTAATCTTCTTTATGATGCCTTCCTGTGATGTTGCCTGTCCGATATCTATGCCCTTATCCTTTGCAAATGCAGTTAATTCTTCAACTGTCATAGCTGTTAAATCGACTGTTTCCTGCTTTTCTGTCTTAAGTGCATTAAGTTCATCAAGTACCTTCTTATACTGCTCATATGGAACAGTCTTGCCTCTTCCATAAGCTATAACGTTGCCCTTATCATCAACAATATCATAGCCATCAGCAATATAGTGCTTCTGCTCCTGCTCCGCTATTGTATATTCCTTATTTGCTTTTACTGCCTTCATCATATACCTCCTATTCTCCGTCTACATTCATAGCACAGCCGTCTGCCTTTTTCTCAAGTAAGAAAAGGTCGCCATAGTAACGATTCTGATAAAGGTAGCCATCTGCTGTCCTCGAATCTGTTCCTGGTGTGAAAAGCTTGATGTAGCTGTACTTATCACGACAAACTACGCAAGATGTATGAATAAGGATCATATTAATCTGCTTAGCTGTTCCAGAAGCAACACAGCCCTCTGTAAATTCATACTTTGTCTTCATTCTTGCAGATGGTACACTCTTAAGCTTTACATCATCAAGGCTGTGTACCTTACGATTGACTGCATTAGAGTCACCTGAGACATCCATAGTTCTCTGTATTCCCTCTGCCTTCTTGGCAATCTTCTTCATCTTAGGAGTAAGATAAAGGATCCTGCCTTCCTCTGGAACACCAGCTTCATCCATAGCTTCCATCATATCATCAAATACATCTAAGAAGTTAGCAACTGTAATAGCTGTTGTGTTGATATTGCCCGCCTTATATGTATTAAGCTCTGAATAAAGCTTAGAGAATCTGTAGCAATCCTTTTCAGGAATAGCCTGCTCTGTTTCAAATGTGTTCTGAATGTTAGCAACTGATAATGTTAAATTAGTCTCATCAATATCCATTGGATCCACAAAGAACTCTATATCTCTGTCGTGAGATAACTTCTTTGGCTCCCAGTCATTGCTTAATGTACCAGCATTAAAGCCTGGTGTTCTTGTGTGGTCTTTATAACCACTTACTGTCATTCTTGGTAACTTGATTGTCTGTGCATTGATAAATGTTACCTGTGGATTAGACTGTGCTAAATCGTCTGAGCACAGCTCCTTTGCGTACTTCTGCTGTAAAGGCTGTGTAAATTTTTCTGCATACTCATATACTGCCATATAGTTTTACCTCTCTTTTCTTATAGTCCGAAGGCCCTCTTAAGAGCATCTTCATTTGCCTGGCTAGTGTTGCCGCCTCCTGGTCCTCCTATCTGGAATCCACCATTGCTATCTGTCGCCGGCTTAAGTGCTGGTACATCCTTAAGAACCTGTTCAAGTGCAGCCTTGACATTGTCCTCTGATATCTTCCCATCTGTACCCTTTACCTTGCTGAAATCAGCCATCTTGAGTACATATGGAAGTGTCTTGGCATTAATGCCAAGTGTCATTGCTACCTTTGTAGCCTCAAGCTCGATCTGAGCCTGTTCAGCAACCTTCTGTGCTGCTGCCACTTCATTCTGAAGATTAGCATTAGCATTCTGCTGCTGTTCTACCTGCTGCTGTTTATTCTGCTTAAATGTTGCAATAGCCTGGCTTACTTCCTCCTCGGATAGTCCCTGCTGCTGGAAATAGCTTTTAAGCACAGCATTCTCTTTCTTGGCAGTTGCATTATCCAGCATTGCCTGTATCTTGTCATAATCAACACCAGCTGTCTGCTGATTATTCTGACCACTCTGCTGTCCTGCCTGTCCATTGTCTCCTCCAGCGCTCTGGCCGCCGTTACCATCTCCGCCCTCAGCGAAGAACTGTAAGTTCATAGGTAATGTCTTTCTCATCACTCTATCTCCTTTCTTCCGTTTACCGCCCGTCGGCATTTTCCTAAAGTTTAGTGCCATTAAGTTTTGGGCATAAAAATAGCACCCACAGCGTATTGCCATGTGTGCTTAATAACTAATATTAAATTATGTTGCACCAGTGCAACTTTCTATAATTCTTAAAGCTCTATCCCTTCCATTACTGCTCTTGCTTCAAGAATTGCTATATAATTCACCATCGCATCAATCTGCATATTATATGTGCTTCTAGGACATGTTGGTTCAAATTCTAATAATGTGCCATTATCCCATTTCTCAAGCATACATTTAAGTCCTTTATATCTTATAACAAGCTGCTTATACTCTGCTTTGAATCTATCTTTGTAATCCCCGCTATTCATTAAAATAGCTGTTGACGGCAACTTCGTTCCATCATATCTTCTGTATGCTTCCTCAAATTGTTTCTTAGGGCACCAACTCTCATATCCATCAGGATATCTTATATGATAGCCTTCATCTTCTGGATTCTCGTCACTTGGTATCTTCCATCCTCTGTATTCATTGTATTCTCCCCTACTCATTGGCTCTGCTGTAACCACTTTTACTCCAATATAATCTTTCATTTTTAAATCCTCACTTTCTTAAAATTGGGCATAAAAATACCACCAATCTCTCGACTGGTGGCTGTTAATCCCATATTATTTCTGGTATTGGCATTTTCTTTGGCACTACTGTTCCATATTTCTCAATTGTATAATCAAAATCATCTTCTATGCATTTCAACAATAATTCAGCATATTCTTCTTGGTCAAAATATAAATCAGGAGGAAACTCCGGAGAATATTTAAAATGATTCACAAATTTTATTCTTGCATCTTTTAGTTTCTTTATCACCTTGCTACCTCCTTCAATTTCTTTTCAAAATACTCTAATGATTTTGGGAAATATTTCTGCATCTCTTTATAGTGCACCTCGTCAAATTGTGCTTCAAACATATGTGCAAAAGCTTCCGATGTAATATTTTCTTGATTGTCCCAGTAATCAATACTATGCCCTGCACAACCTCTAATATTCCCTTTTGTTAATCCATCTAATAAATCCGATATAGCAGAATCTTTTCTTATATCTTGTAGATCATTGCTAATTGCTTTATCTACTTTGTAATATGTTTTCAAATTATGTTCTTTTCCGTATGTAATTCTATACTGAAATGCATCCTGCTCTAATAACTCTTTAAAATGCTCATCTCTTGATACCATACCAAGTGAATCATCTATCAGATGTCCATGTTCGTGATACCAAGTAGTCCCTGCACCTCTTATATTACTCATATCAGCTTTATAATGCATAGATATTTTCTTTGTTTTTGTATTAAAATGCGCAGTACCTTCATACATTGATACGTCTATTGTTTCACCACCTGCATACTTAGCAAATAAATGCTTAGCGGCTTTATTTCCATGTGAAAACTTTTCTTTAAGAATATTATAGTATTCTTTCTCTATATCTGAATCATTCCTTAACTTGCATTTGAATGTGCTTAAGTCTGATTCCATTATATCATTCTTCTGGCTATTTGCAACTACATTCTCCCACTGTTCCTTCCTTACCGCATACACTTTCTTGTTGTCCGGGTCTAATGAATACTTAGACAGCCTGTCGAACTGCTCCGCCATTCTGCCTGCATGCTGCTGCTTCTGGTCCTGCTTGTAATCTTCCTTAACCTGCTCAAGCTCTTCCTTGGTGAACTTACTGTCTGGCTCTTCATCCAGCTCAGGGAAGTATGTTGTATGTACATCTTTGCAATTGGGATGGTACAACCCTGCTGCCATAGCAGAAGACATAAGTGGATAAGGACCATCAGATGCCTTACCTCCACTCCACACATCATCTATGAGAATCTTTCCAACAAATGGAAGGCATTTAGGACAGGCATTAGCACGCTTATTCATGATAACTGTACTAATTCCCCATGACTGTCTCATCTCTCCCTCTCCGGTTAGATATGCACGCTTGCTGGCTGTCTGGATAGCCATCTTGGCATAGTCCTTTACTGTATGCCTTGCACCGTTCGCATATTCAATACAGTTGATACCGGCTTTAAGGAAATCCTTTGTAGCCATATCTACAGTCTTCTCATATGTTCCTGCGCCCGTATTCGCATAGACCTGAGCATTAAATATTATCTGTCGATATTTATCCTCCGACATTCTAAGCATTGCTTTTTCTGCCTTGTTAAAATCTGACTTCGTTGCTTTAATCAAGGCATTAAGTTTTCTTGTATTGAGTCTGAAAAAAGCACCCTCAGCGCCTTGCGACACCTTAGATGCTTTCAACCCTTTCTTTAATGCTCTCAATATTTTCTGCTCCTGTTCTGTTCCGCCTTCCTGTCTGGCTGCAAATATCATTGCATCTATAGAATCATTAATATCACTGAACTTTGACGAAAACTTTTTCTTGTTCTGTGCTTTATATTTCTCAAGTGCCTTAAGCTGTTCTACCTGCCACTGCGTCCAGTTATATCCTTCTTCTATTTCTTCTGCCCTATGTCCTTTGAGATTTCTCATCATTGAAGCTATCAGCTCATCTTCTATGGCGCGGAAGGCTTTCTCTATATCATATTCTGTATTAAGTGCCATAAACTACCTCACTTGTTATCATAACCTGTGAAACTGTTATCAGCACCATTAACTGAGAAGCCATCTGCCTGCATATTAAGGGCTGGCTCTTCCATATCGGATATTCCCTGTTCTGCTTTAAGCCTTGATATCTCTTCCTGCTTCCATTCATCATCCTTGGTATCTCCATACAGCTCATCAACAGATGCCTCTATGCTCATAATACCGCCCTGCTTAGCCTTGCTGACTGTTTCTACCTGGCTTTCAAAAGATGGGTTAGCATATTCGCCAAATGTCACATCAATATCTATATCCTTAATAGCTGTCTTATTAAGCGTATCTATGGCATTAAATGTTGCTGTAACAAGCTTTGGAAGAACCTTCTGAAGCCGCTCTACAATGTTATTTCTGCTGTAAAGCGTTGCTTTCTCTTTCTCCCTCTGTGCCTCCGCATTATCCAGCTTCTTAACATCTATGCCTAATGTTGATGGGCTCATAATCCCCTGTAAACAAAGGTCAAGCGCTGTGATATATGTTGCAAGATAGCTTTCGTGTGGGATATTGCCCTGTACAAGCTCTATCTTATTAACTGTACCTTCTGACATGCTGCCATCTGTTTTTATATAGGCATTATCAAAAGCATTAGGCTTTAGTACTTTTCCATCCAGGGGATTCCTTGGTAACATATTCTCCGGTATATATTCCTTTGTTCTATTCCTCCTTAAGGCATCCATCCATTGTGACCATGCTTCATCCAGCGCATCAAAGTTATCTATCTTTGCATCAAATATGCTCTTGCCTCGTCCTTTATACTTGGCTGACTTATAAAACAGAAGAGGAACAGCCATTATAAACTTGTCATTCCAGGTAACATCACTAAGATGTGCTAGCTCCGGTATAACACTTAAATCATATTCCCTGCCGCCTCTTGTAAGCTCATAATGTATGTAGCCTATGCCATAATGTTCAAGTAATACATATTCCTGTCTCTGCACGTTATACACAGTCTTAAACACTATTTCCTTAACTCTTCCCCTGTCCTTGATAATCTCTGCCTTATCACCAGAGTAGAATTCCAATATAGGATACTTGCTAAGGTTCGTATCGAACGATATCTTGAATGCTCCATCACCGATATAAAGCGTTTCTGTTATTGCCTGCTTAACAAGCTCAATGAAATCATTTTCCTCTGCTATCTTATCCCATTCTGTCTGCCTGCTGCCAGCATCTATTAAATTCATATCATCTGTTACTATACTGGCCAGCATATCGCATAACATAGCAGGGAGACCCACGTGTATCTTTCTTATCTCCATACCTATTGTACAGGATGCAGACCAGAACCTTGTCTTGTCACCATCTATCTGGCTGTATAGCTGTGACAATTCTTCACTCTCACCTCTGTACCATATCTTGTTCTTTATGGCATTTCCCTCGTAATCAAGAGTTTCCTGTATGCTTATGGATCCATTAACAGCCGGCTGGATGTGCAGCCACGTTCTTATTCCTGTTTTTATCTTCTCTGCCATACTTGTAAATATGTTCACCTCTCTCACTCTCCTATCTGGAATTATGTCTTGTTCTCTATACCTATCCTGCTTCGATAAGGAATCCAACCATACTGTACGCTGTTTACCATATGGTCATTGCCATCCTCAGGCTCACAGTCCTTATCTTCAAGCCACGAATACGTTTCTAACTCTGTCTTGTAATTCGTACACGTATCGACAATATAAAAGCTTGGCTCTCTGCCCTTTTCGTCATTAAAGGACATCCAGCCAAGCTGTAAGTTAATTCTATCTGTTATGGTTACTTTCTTATACGCATTGTTAAATATATACTGGCAGTCAATGTGTTCTCTCTTGTACTTGGCAAACTCTGTTATCGTTGCCTGATCAGCATTATCTATAAACACATTCTTTGACATTCCACCCCATTCTTTTCTGTTACGCTCCAGGAAGTCTATGTAATTCCTTACTGTATCACTTGGAGCTATTGGTATATCAAGAGCCGCATTGTTATATACCTTTTCATCCAGTACTATCAACTTGCCTTTGTTGGTTATTCCCATAAAGGACATAGCAATAGTATCAGGACTCTTGGTTGAATATGCCGTATCAAGACCGCTTGTATATATTACAAACCATTCTGTCTGCTTGTCGTCATATTCTCGCTTAATAAATGCCTTAGCCTGTTCCTTTGTAATAACATGTCTCTTGCAGAAATTAGAAAAGACAAGACCTGTAGCCTTGCCTCTTAATCCCAATATCTTGTTTTTATATATCTTGGTACCGGGAGGATAGCTCATTTTCTTCTGTTCTATCTTCTCAGGTGTCATAGATACGTTATCTTCAAATGTGAAGAACCAGTATACCCAGCCTTTAATAGGCTCACAGCCATTAAGGTCCTTCCATATCTCTTCCGGCACATCTGCCTTGTACTTATCAATCGGTCTTGCGTGATTGATGTACTCTGAATATATGGGTAATGTAGGTGCGTCTGGGTTAAGTGTACCGACAAAGTATTCACTTCGTCCGAATATCTCTCGTATGAAGTCTATATTGGCAGTGTTGCACTCATCTACCCACACACAGCCAAACTGTGAACCCAAGGCATTCTTCCACTTGCTGGCATTATCGTAACCAAGAATATATATTATCTTTGTACTGCTGCCAGTTTTGAATTTAATATGTGGAAGTTTATTCTCTTTATCACCGTTTCCACAGTATTCCAAATTAGGGAATATCTGAAGTAATCCCATATCTGCATTGATTATATTCTTTTCAATAACACCTGTTGTATTACCGGCTATAACATGCAGCTTCATATCTGATTCTGCTACATTCATGATAAACTTCACAGCAACCGTTGTTGTCTTACCTGATGCAGTAGAACCTTCAAGGAATTCTGCTCTTGCCGGTGTATCTATGTAATCCCAATACTTATCACTTAGAAGCATCAGGCTCACCCCTTGCCTTACGCTGAGCAAGAAGCTCTGCAAGCTCATCCTTTACAGAATCGTTAACATTAGCATCTATTTTCTCAATCGGATTAAATCCTGCTCTATCCATAATATCTTTAGCAGCCATATGAGCCACCATATCATTGTGAGAATCTAGCAATCTAATCTGCTTTCTAAATGCTTTTGGTGCAGCATACTGCAGATTAGAACGCATCATCTTATTGTACTCTCTCTGAAATTCCTCACAGTTCTTTTTCCACTCACATAATGTCTTCGGTGAAATGTTAATTGCCTCTGCTATTTTTTTGTCCGTCATGTCCCCTCTAACCAGCAACTGTAAGCATTTTATCTGTTTTGGCTTTAACATATTATCACCTGCCTTTTATTAACATTTATTAACATTTTCTGTTCTTGCATATAAAAAGGCACCAGCATTAAGCCAGTGCCTCATCAGGGGTATTTAATTAAGGAGAAATTATGCTTTACCTCATCCATCTTGTCCAGTTTAGATATTAACACAGACAAAACGAACAGAGCGAACAAACTTTAAATTTTTGCTAAAAATCTTTCTACTGCCATTCTGCAGCCATCCGCTGTGTGGTGTTTTCCCATCTTTCTTGCTACCTGCACCCAGGATAAGCCTTCTATGTATCTTAATGTTATAAGCCGCCTCATTCTACTGTTGTCAATTTCATTTACACACTTTTCTATGAGGTTAATCTGAGTGTCTATTTTCTCTTTAATGTCTATCTGCTGCCGCTGTCGCACTAGAAGAAGTGTCTTCTTGTGTGAATATGCCGGATAAGGGAAGCCTTCTACAACAAAATGCTGCTTACCTCCATCTCCGCCTGTAACACTATCCTTTTCCGTATATCCTTCAGCTTCCATTTTATCCAATTCTCTTTGTATCTTATCAATCGCGGCCTGTATTTCCTGTTTCTCCTTAACTAAGTCATTGTACTGCTTAAGAAGGTCTTTAATATTGTTATTTTTCAAGTTGTTCATCACCTACCCTCTTCTCATCTGCTGCCAGTTTTTCCTTATCCAAGATTTCCAAAATATAATACTGCTTATCTGGTTCAGCTCCCCACTCTGGTCTCCCTTTTCCAATCCTTAATCTGCAGCTGGCTTTTATTGCTTTAGAATCCTTGCTATATCCATTACGGAAAATAATCTCCTGAATGCTGTCTTTCCTTATCTCCTCTGGTACTGCCTCTCCTTGCAACAGTTCATATTTGCTTCTATCTGAAAAGAAACTTGATGGATATATAGTTATTGCTCCAAACAGATTCTGGAATCTTGTTTCGTAGTATTCTTTTATTTCCCGATACTCTTCTTTCTTTTCTCCTGAAAGAATCATATCATACCATTTCTTCTGAATTGGCAATGTTAGCATTATAAACCACCTGCCTTTAATTTATCTAATGCTTTCATGGCTACTTCTAACATTGGTTTGCTAGTTCCACAATTCTTGCCAGTATATGTACATTCTGTCTCTTTGAGATATCCGCACCCTATACATATTGCCTTTGCCACAGCCCTTTTCGAATCTTCTATAGCCTTATTTCTTTCCTTTCCTTTTTCAAGATAATCTGCAGCTTCATTGACATCATTATTGACTACTTTACTATTTAAAAATGCTGTTTTAAACATTTCAGCAATCTCCTTCTCGTCAACTCCACATAAACTAGGAACATTTCTACTCATATCCCCAATGATTCTTATAAAGAAATCTTCAAATTTATCCTGCATAAAATGTATTTCAAATTCCTCTGGCATTTCTATTATTAATTTCATTTTTCATACTCCCTCCTAATAAACATCTCTCCATCGCACCAGAAGTATTCTTCTGTTGGCATATAATTCTCTATTATCGTCTTTCTATTGCATGTATATGTTCCGTCTGCCGCCACGCTCTTAGAACATTGCTCACAGCAGGTATACTCACATAGGTGTTTATGTCGTCTTCTGCTCATCCGGACACCTCTCTATCTTTACTATCTCATCAAGATCTGATTCGTTGTTAAGCTCATTTATGTATACTACAAGGCTGTTGTCTCTGGCTATATTAAGACTGCTGCCATCTTTCTTTGTTACTGTCCACATATGTTTATTCCTCCTATATCATCCCTATTGTTCTTAGTAATTCTTTTATTAGTTCCTCTTTCGACATAAAGGCTCTCTTATATACCGTCTCTATTCTTTGTTTAGCATAATTCTCGCCTTTCTTTTCAGCGATAATTTCATATGTTGCTTTTATTAATGTTGTTAAGTCCGCTTCTATCTCTCCAAAGTTTCTTCCCTCAATTTCTACAATTCCTTTGTTACACTTAATCATATTGTTTCCTCACTTTCTAATGACTCTTGATTGTTAAATTTATTGCTGATAACCTCAACTTCATGTGACCAGTAATTGTCAAAATTAACTGTATATTCTTCCTCAAAGTTATGCATTTGCCATTTTGCTTCTGTATCAGACCACTCAATAACAAATCGACCGTCCTTGCTAAGAATTTCAACAATATCATTTTCCCATATCAGCGTGTCATCCCTATCTGTCAATCCTGTACATTCGCAAATTGTAGATTCATCTACTTCGATTGCATATATGTTTGCACTCCACATTTCATCATCGAGATAATGAAATGTAAGCAGATTTTTCTCGTCTTCAATAAGCATCATACACTTATTCTCTATATACATTATCGTACCAGTAACCCATTGTTCGTCTTCTAGTAATTCTTGCCAGTTCTTCTTTTTTGCTTTAAATAAATATCTACTGTTCATCTATTCCACCTGCCTTTGCTATCTCTAACGCATTTGTCACATCTAGTTTTGATAATTTCTCAAAATAAAATTTAATCGGCCTTTTGTTAGGTATTACCAAACCAAATCTAACGGCATTTTTGTATGTAACACAATCTCGCATTAATGTATCAGGCATAGCTTCAAGCATTTGACGAAATCCTTCTAATGTTGATCTACTTTTATAATGATTACAGCTCCTACAAGCCGGAAGCATATTGTCAATAGTATCTGAACCTTGTTCGCTCCATCCGTTTAGTGGAATAACATGGTCTACCTGCATGTTTTTATATTCCAAATCACAGCCGCAATAAGCACAATGACCGTTGCATTTCGCATACACTAATTCTCTTGTATGCTTAGGAATTGCCTTTCGCATCTATTTCACCTTCCCTTTATACTTTTTCTTACTTCCATCTCTGTTATACAGTGCCTCTGGCTTATAGAACAAACAAGGCTTGTCCTCTATTGCACAATACAGCTTATCCAGCCCTCTACAATCTGCCTGCTTTTCGT